GTAACATTACCAGATGCCGTAACAATCAACATAGCAAAAACAGTATTCATCATTTTACATTTTCCCGAATGACTTCTTTAGCAGAGTCAATTTGTTTATCAGCAAAACTTGCAACGCCAGAAAAACCGACAGTCGCAACCGTAACACCAAGAATAAAACCAATAACAAGATTAATCATTTTCAAATCCTCAACATTAGACCAAAGACATAGATTGCCAAAAGGCCACTATTCACAACCACAATTGCGTTTTCTTTAATTCGAAAACCCCAAACAATAAACATTGCGGCACCGATATTCAATAGAATCACATTCAGAGGGTCTATTGAGAGAGCAACACACAGCGACCCCATTAAAGTAATCGCCGTGGCAACCCATTTCAAAACATTATTCGCAAACATAAGGTTTATTCCATTTACCAATATTGATGTCGTAATAATATGCGGTGTCAAAGTAATCGATTTGTGCATCCGAATTATTATAGTAACCAGCAGATTTCAGCGCATCAAATGCCTCGGTAAGAAATTGTTTTGCCTTACCAGTAAAATGTTCGTGAAACCAATATGGGTTGACCTGAATGCCAAACTTCTTCGCATCTTCAACATCACCATAATCATTAAAGAAATCAACTTTGCCAGATTTGACATTTAGCACAATTGCCATATGATTCCGAACAGACAGCGTCCCTTTCACGCCATACTTTTTCAGCACGGGTTTCAGTTTCGCAGCAATCACTTTCTTTTTGTCTTGATTCATATAAGCCATGATATAGTTCCTTTCTCAGTTTCGATGGGACTATTATATAACATAAATCGGCATTTGTCAAGCACTTTGTTGCATAAAAACAACTATGTTAGTGAACACTTACTTACATGTGGTCGATGCCGATAATTTGCGTATTCCTACTAGTTTTTGAGAATCAATCTCAATTACCTTTTGTTTACGGAAACCATACCAATCGATTTTGAAAACATCTTCTGGCGGGTCAAATCGTTCACAAATTCCTAATTCAACTATATTGACCTCGATGGGTGCGAAAAGATAATTCAACATCATCTGCCTCAAATAAGGATCCTGTGTATTGATTCTCACACGATTCTCAAAAAATCCTGTCGGTCCCCATTGAATGTAAACTTCTTGGTTCGTTTCGCCTTCGGTATCTTTCTCTAGTTTTTCAAGGAATGCAATCATACTTTTCTTGTAATCAGGATTCCATTTTACTTCATATTCAATTGCAAGTTTAGCCTTGGCGTTACTTGGCAGAATCTTCACTTCACGAATTTTTGCATCCAGACCAACATTTCGAATTTGTGAGAAATAGTATTCTGCAATCTTTCTTCGTTGAATCATTGTCGCCTGAGCCGAACGGTGTTGCATTAACAAATCATCGCCGTTCACCTGCATTGTTTGTGAATCGCCCTGTAGTTTACGAATAAAATTCCATGGCGATATCTTTGCGGTTACTTTGCATGTCACATATTCATTTTTTGTGCATGAATCAATCGTATATGAATTGACAACACCAGAAGAATATGCTGCTGTTAAATTTCGTATCACTCGGTCATTTTCAATTGTTTGGTCTGATACAATCAGAACACCAATACTTTTTGAAATTGCCAATTGTAATGCATTCTCGACAGCCTCGGTTTGCGTTTTACCCATGCCGATTTCAGACACAACAATTTCTTTTGGTGTTGAATCAGCATGGAGAAAATGAATACCTTTGAAGACCAAATGAATCGCATCAAAGGAAGAAAACGCAAACACTGGCTGGCAAATGAATGCCAGAACCAGTAGAATGTGTTTCATTAGTTACCCATCAATGAACGAATCTGTTTTGCAGTTTCGATATCTTTGGTGCCAGTCTTTACAACCACTCGCACAGTATTTGTTGCCGTGTCAAACTTTTTGGACTCGACATAGACACCTTGCAGAATCGCCTTAGACTTTGAACGAATACTCTCTTGCACTTGATATGCAATGTTTGAGTTCACTTCAGTATTTGCAGAACCAGAGAACGCCTGACTCTTTTGCAGAGAATCAGTTGCTGTATTTGTAAACTTGTCGCCTTCTAGTTCATTCTTCATAAACTCAACGACTTGTTGCTTGGCTCGCATCGTTGCAACAATAAATGCTTCTTCGGTTGCAGAAGGCAGAGAAGATGTTACCCGTGCTGTGCCGGCTGATTGTAGAGATTCAAACTGCCCATCTTTGTTGAATTTTACTTTCAGGTCACCGCCCATAAACTCAGCAGTTACCGATTCAGGACCTTCTACTCGTTTGTCACCAAAAGTAGAACAGGCTGAGAGAGATACTGCCAACAACGCAATTACAAGACTTTTCATTTCAATCACTCCATAATGTAAGAAATACTACTATAACACAAGACTACCACAAATTGCGGCAATCATCCACTCACCAACTTCGTATGTTATCAATATAAGCCCGAGCCGTAGATAGAGAGTCCATATCCAAATATCTCTCCATCATTTCGTATCTTAGTAACTCAAGCAAAGATTCCACTTCCTGCATTGTTCGATACGGCAAGGTACAGTACCAGCTTTCGAATTCTTCTTTATCGCCAATCGCCCAAATACAATCGAGCAATCGACATTGTTCATCGTTCAAACCATCGATTCTTATGTCCATGTTCGATGCCTTTCTGCGACATGTTCTCGACCATCATACTCATGGATAAACCATTCAATGCCATCGGGAATCTCTACGACTTTTAGATTTGCAGCATGACCATTTGCAGACTCACCAAGTTCTTCTACGACCGACACTAAATCTGCATCCGACCGATTGTCATAGAAATCATAATCCGAGAGATAGAAATTGTCATCGCCTGCATGGCCTTTGACATAGAAACTCTCACGCTCAAAACCAAAGGTCTTGCCCTTCACGACTTCATACTCAATGCCTTTTCGTTGAAGCAATAATTCAAATGCTTCATTAGACAAACCAAATCCACCAAATTCTGTATTAATGACTACTTTCATTCATCAATCTCCTGTTCCCAATATCTACAATAGAAATGGTCACCACACAAATCGATTTCTCTCTGAGGATAACCTTCAGACAATAACCAGTCCCTTTGTTCTTCCCAGGTATCAAATTTCTGTGGTAGAACCTTAGGGAATCCATACTTCCAACCAGAAGGCGGGTCAATCATCATTACCATTTTTTTCATATTTTGTATACCTCGTAAGACCATATTTCATTAAAAGAAGCGTGACAGTAAAGTTTAGTATAAAGAATATACTAAAAATTGAAAGAATGAGGAGACCCATATACCACACTCCTTTGTGTAGTGTTTGATTTGTAACATTGAAAAGTCATTATGTCTTCTCTCTGTGGTCCTTCTTCCACATTCAAAAACTCGACTTCATCCAAAAAGTGTTCCTCATTACATGCCGGACAGATTACAAAGAATGTCATAATAAACCTATTGTATCAGAGTATGTATAGAATTTGCGGTAAAGTTTCAGAGTAGAACATGGGCTACAACTGCTGCATTTAAGGCTGATATGAATAAGTCACCATACCCAACAACATTTCTACCTTCTTCGAAATTGTCCATTGCAAACTTAAAGAATAGTATAGAAAAGAAAAGATTGAGTATTATCATTTAGTATTGCCTATGAACAGAACGAGCATTGTTATTCCGTGAAACAAAGTCATATACAGTATTTTCATTGAGTAGCACAGAGAGTTCTAGGTATTCGTCTTCGAGGCGCTCTTCGTAATCCTCGTTGAAATGCCTGAGGCGAACCATACTGGCGATATAACCTTTGAGTTTATTTGAAGCCGTCTTTTCCATGACATTTTCCATCCAAAAAATTTTTGTGTGACACCGAGTATAGGATTGCGAATTTGGGGAACAACAGGGAAGGCGGAAAGAATCTAGAACAACAGTAGACCATCTGTAGAGGACTCCCCGCTACTGTCCTAGGTGCCGATTTTGTCCTCACTATAGTCGCTAATCACTTGCTCGACCATCTCTATAGACACGCCAAACATATTCGCAATTACACTCACAGGCAGATGCTCTTCCTCATACGCCTCTAGTATATCCATTACTAATTCTTTCATCTTAGCCATTTACAATTTCCTCATAATTTAGTGTTGGTTCTTTATACAGTATTTCCCCATCGAATTCTAATTGAGACTTTTCAAATTCTGATAGGTAGTCATCCTTAGCAGTAAAGAAGGAGATGATATATTCTTCAGAGAAGGTCTCATTGTATTCTATTTGGGACCGTATGGACAGAATGAATTTAGTCAGCTGGGTATCAGACAGGTCAGGTGCATTGGTCACCTTGTAATCTGACCCACCCTTGGACTTCCAGTAGGGTTCATCAGCAGTACCATAGTTCTCACGGTATTGGGTTTGTATGACAATCATTCTTGCACCTCAATTCGTATATCAAAACCCATACCACCCCAATGGACGAAACTGCGGCGGACAATTTGTGCTTCTTCCATCGTTTCACAAGCCAGGCGAACCACTTCACCTGCATGGTCAATTATCACGGTGTAGGTCATTCTTGCACTCCAAAATGTTCTAAAATCTTGTTGCTGACATTCAACGCACACTCAGAATAGGATGCTTCATATCCAACACCAGCACACTCTCGCACAATCAACTCGGCAAAATCCATAAGTTGATCCCAATTTGTTTCAATGTCGCCACGCATATTCTTTCCGGAAATCCCAACCTTCCAGGCAAGTTCTTGGGCTTTTTGTACTTCGTTCATACTTCGTACCATCCCAATTCTGAACCAACGCACTCACGGACTGCGGTATCTGTAGCCTCACCAAATCGTTCATCTTTAGACAGCGCACTCATTAACGCAAGGACCACGGTATCTTGGAGGTTGTGTATCTTAGAGAAGGTCACAAGGTCAGCAACCGCAAGGTCACCAGCAGAGGTGAACATTTCATAAGAAGGAATCTGGTATTTCATCTTCGTATCCTTATCAATCATCATAGGTTCTATTATACACGGTTTTCGGCAAATGTCAAGCACTATTTGGATAGTCAGTACTCACTCACTTATATTGAAGCACACTTAGCACGGGTTCTGCCCATATGTCTTACAAATGCACTTCAATATAAAACCTCTTAAACGAGGTCGACCTGGACATCAATACCATCGTTGGTGCGGGTACTGAATCCAACCATTTGCAATCCATGACGGCGGCGCATTGCCACTTGCATCAACGCATTCCACACAGCAACTCGCTGTTCCCGTTGAGGGAATCGAGCACCCATCAGGTCTTTCACTTGACAATCACCGATAAAAACCCCATTGATAACAGCACGGAATTTTTGGGTGTTTTTCAGACCATCAATAATCACTTTGGTACGCATAGTGTTTCCTTAAGCAGCAGTATAACGATTAATCACTTTTTCGGAGAAGCGGGGTTTACGCATCTTCCGCACTTTCACTTCGACCGCATTACAATCCAGAAAGGTATCAATTGCCATACGAATCGCAGCTTCTTGTTCTAACTTCGCAATTTTCTTTTGAAGAATATCGGAGGGAAGGGTCGTGTTCATTAGTCGATGTCCATAGGGTTCATTATCAGGGCGAGGGCAACAATTCCACTCACTAGAAAAAGCATCTCAATCACAATCATTCGAATCTCCGTATCAATCATCACAGTACCCATTATACAGGGATTGCGGCAAAAGTCAAGCACTATTTGGACTGTTGCTTTTATACAACAGCCCTATGTAAGTGAACACTAACTAACTTTTGCCCAGACTAACTGCCGTTCTGTATTAAATCGATTCAGCAGGGCTTCTTGCTTAGACTTCGGGAGTTGGCTTATCGTATCTTCGAGGACTGATATCAGATACCCAGCAGAATAACTATAGGAATTATTGTTGGCGTAGTATTGTGCCTCGACCAAATCACTAATCATTGTATAGATTGAATCGTTCATATTAAAGGTTCTCATTCGTTCTCCCAGTACCAAGGACCAGTTTCATCATCAAAGTCAGGACCATAGAATCGAGGTCCCATCGCAAGCATATATTCTTCCATCTCAGCCTGTTCTTCGGGCGTCATAGGGGTTTCGTTCGGATCAGAAATCATTGAGTGTCGGCTCCATACTATAGATTAACTCACGCTCTCGGGCATAAGCCTTCTTACGCCCACGGACAACTTCTAGCACCTCATATTCTATCACATTTGCATTCTGTAGTGCGGCACAAATGGACCAGTTCTTGTTCTCTACCTTAGCACGGGATAGGTGTTTTTGTACCCGCACTTTTACACTTCGGAGAAACGCACGACCCACAGCCACAGTAAGTCCAATGTAGGTCTGGTCATCAACTGTCAGCTGGTACAGGATGTAGTTTCGGTCGTTTCGTTTTTTACGCATTGTAATTACGGTTCTTCACACAAAAATCTATTGCACTTTTCTCAGCGACATTCAGACACAGCGGTTCAAACTGGTCTAACTTCTGAAGGCGTTGGGAAAGGAATTGCACTAGATTGACTAGTTCTTGAAAAGTAGGTTCGTTTTTCATCATAGAACCCATTATAGACTAAAAAGGCAACAATGTCAAGCACTATTTGGACTATGTTAGTGATTACTTACTTACGGGGAGATTATACTACCAATCCTCTGCTTTATTATAATCGTTATAATCAGAGAGGTCAGGGTCTAATGAGGGTATATCAATTGCAAAATCATCAGATACTAAGCCAGTATTAAATAATTTTTGTTGTGCGATACCTTCGGGAGTTCGATTGAATTCTATGGCAACTTGACGCATATTATCTGAGACCTTCTTAGAATACTCTGGTCTATCACGATTAGCACACGATTGGGAACAGTAAAGTCCTCTTTTACGATGGTCTTTTTTACAGAATTTACAGCTTTTTAACCTATATTGTCCCACTCTTTTCTCGCATTCCTACGCTATTCTCTGCCAATTCGGTTACTACTCTCTCTATATCAATCAGTTCTTTTATATAATATTCTTGATTATTATACTCTATACGCAAATTATCGACTTTACTCTGAGAAAAATTGTTCCAATCGTTTTCCCATATCTTAATCACACTATAACCTTTTTCTTTTATGTCATTTATTCTCATTTCATCTTTCTTCCACTTATCTTTAACAACACTGCCAAGTATCTTTTGGTCGGGTTCGTAAAAAGAAGGATTTGCGTGGAAATAGTCTCCAAAGTATTCAATGACTAAATTTTTTACTAAACCATCTACGAAATATTTACCTATCTTTACTTCTCGATGTTGTCGGTCATTTGGAATTTTAAGATAATCGAGACAGGAATCTGAACCATTGCTCTTTCTACTCCCCTTAGTGTTTAATTCTTCAAAGTTTGGAAGGGATACATTGAGTTCTTCATATATTCTCGTATATGCTATTTTAGTTAAATCTACTCTAAGCCATGGTAAAGTGTAATTGTTTTCTTTTCGTATAGCATCTATATGTTTTTTGTATACTTCGTGATGCGGATGTTTTGAATGTGAAATAGCAACTAATTTACCATTCACATTCATTCTAAGACCATTAATTAAAGATTGATTATTTGTTTTACCCACCTTCGAAATTGGATGACGGCGTGTTCCATCAATAGCGAACCATCCATTTTTTGCCAGAACAAATTCAGTATAATGAAGATGTTCTCCAGTTACATGACAAGTATAGTATTCCTGAGGGATTTTACTCATTCTATCTTTACTTCCAATACCCATCGCCATCAGGATATGCGGAGTCTAGGACTTCAGCAGGTTCTTTGCGTAGTTCTTCAATACGGGATTCTAATAGTCTTATGGCTTCTTTTATATGACCTGTACCGTGTTCTTCTATACGGGTCTTGAGCACTTCTACTTCATACTTCAAATGGTCTATATGATTCATGGTCTTCTCCTTTATGGTCCTACTCTATCTACCCAATCAAATACAATTGTTCCTTTCTCGTCCTTAATCGCCCACTCATTGACAAGAAAACGGGAATAGGTGAGGGCTGATTCTAGGGACTGAAACTCTATTTCTTCTCCGTCGTGTAAAAGATAGTATTTCATTGCTTGTTTCCTTAATACATTTGCGATGGCATTCTTCTCAATGGGTGATAGACAATCTTTCTTTGTCACTGCCCATATAAGATAATTTAGTTCTCTAGTAGGGTTCGATTCTGTATGTTCCAATATTCTTCAGTCGCTTTCTTTGCGGTGTCATATGAGATATATTGCCCCAAATACTTTTCTTCATTGTGGTCATTGTATATTCTGGCACCATAGATGTTTGTGTGTGCCATGTTATAGACTTGACCTACAATACGGCCGGTGTTTTGCGTAAAGTAATAAGACACCTTGTGTTCGGCATCACGCCATTCGTAGGTGTTCATAGAAAAATCTCACACCATGCCTTGCTGGGTGTTAGCATATAATAACAAGTCAAAAAATCTCCAATCGTATAAAGAATTAAAAATACTGCAATGAGCATCAGCACATATCTCACAGGTGTTCCCAGTCGGTGTCAAAGGGTAGGACTTTGATTTCATACTCAGACTTTTCAATGAGATTTGCAAGTACCGAATTTGTATAGGCACTAGTGGAATAACAATGCTCATGGTTCGGTACTCTATAAATCGAACCTGAATGGCCTGTCACTTCATAGACCTTGCCGACCTTTTTCATACTGACAATACCTGAATTCAGTTTCCATGCATCACCAGTCAAATAACCTCCGTACCATGTCGAAAACAGTTTATATACCGTTTCGTTCGGTGTGCTGATTTGTATGACCTGCCATGCGTCTGGTGCGTATTCGTTCATTTATTTGCCCACCTTATCTTTGGATTTGTCTTTTCATACTCATTTACTATGTCTTTGAGTGACCACATTTCATCAGTTCTAAAATCATTTAACCAATCGCCAAAAGTCACCCAATCTTCAGACCTCATTGGCGGTACACCTATCTCATCGCCATAGATTGATTCGATGTTGCCGCCACGAACATCGAGGCGACCACAAGAATAGTGTTCGGTGATTTCTCTTTTGTCGTTGAGTAGACCTCGTTCTTCGTACCACCAAAGACCAGCAGGTCCCATCCAGTTGGTACTATATCTGCACTTGCTCATAATTATTTTATCTCTATTGCTTCACATTTCAATTTTACATAGGTTTTATCGATAGATGGTTCTATGCGATTGCGTTCTGTATGGCACTCGGCCATTGTTTCAAAGTATCGTATCGTTTGCGTATTCGGTACGGCAACCATTGAATCGTTTACCGGTACTGCCAATAGAACGAACAGAAACAGTTTCATTCGTTTGGTTTGTCAATGATAACATGAACAGCAGGCTTATTGAGGCATTCTTGGATAACAGAGTTCAAATCTCTGCCGTTTTGTTGCCTTTGTTTCTTTTGTTCATTGAATTGATGACATTTGCGTGGATCCATCCAATCTGGCAATCTTGCATCATCGTCTGGTTCACCCCAATAGTTCTTCATTCTTTCCTCTCAATCTTAATCATTCGGCCATTGTTAAAAAGTGTATGATACTCAATCCATTTGTTACCTTCTTCTTTATTCTCACGGTAAAAGTCAATAACGCCATCGAACCTATCGCAAAATACCCATTCGTGCGATACCTCTTGCATATAACCACCGAACATGGAATCTTTATCATCTTCCCATTCGTATTCAGTCTTTTTCCACCAAAGTTCATCACCACGGATTTCGTAGGTGTCTAGTGATTGTTGTGGTGTATCTTTGGTCTGATACATTTCCCGTTCATAAAAAATTTCATCAAACATTCCCATAATATATCCTTATTGCAATGATGTCGTTCCTGCTTCGTGGCGCCTTGTTGACACTACATTCAATAACTTGTAAAAATTATCCAGTTCATCTGTAGTCTCACACATTTTTGCTAGTCTTGCCAAAACCATACCTGATACTGCTGCTGTAGACATTCCTGTTTCTTCTGCAAGTTCATATAAAAAATCATCGATTCCGTGAGCCACTTCTTCCATCTCTTGTTGTTCTAACATTTTTATAATCCTTGTATAGTTGAATGCCTAGTTCTTCTGCTTCTTTCTCCCATGGTAAGTCGAAATAGGATGTGCTATCAATATCTATGCTTCTTCCACGCCAACGATTACCTTCTTCATTGAGTTCACCACGACAATACTGGCGAACATGACACATTTCGTGACCAAGTGTTTTGAGTTTATCTTCTAGGGAATCAGATGCACGGAGTTCAATTTCAAATGAGCGTGGTTGACCGAGAACATTATAGTCTTCAATGCCAACCTGGCCGTGCAGAGGACCCAAATTCTTTCTTTGGGTAACTTTTACTTCAATGTGACGGGAGAGTTGATGCGTGAAAAGACGGTAAGCATAGTATTCTAGTGCTTGCCGCATTGTTGAATTGATTTTGCCAGTAATAATCATATTGTCATTATAACACGGCAGAAAGGGGTTTGTCAAGCACTCTGTAAGTGCTTGATTTAGTTATGGATTATTCGTCAGCAGGTTCTGGTGTGTTGCCTTCAGCCAGCCACTCCAAATACTTTTGGTAGTCTGTGTTGGCGGGGTCGAAGGGGATGAAGGCGTTGTCGGATAGGCGTTTAATACCGTTTAACAAAGCCCCAGTCTCTAAACTCTTAACTTGTTTATACATTTATAACTCCGCACTTGCAGTGTAATGTAGGGTGGCAAACGCAAGACTTCCAATGCCCCCGGTAGCGATTGCATATATTCCTTTTGATGACGAGTTGTAACTTCCATTAAAACTTTTGTCTGTAAATGAACCGTCCACCCCTTCTGAAATATAACCAGAACTTCCGGATTTTGAATACGCAGTAAAAGTGGGAACGGCTCGCATATTCACTGGCCAAATTATTGGAATGTCAATGTCGTTTCTAGAAGAAGTATCCCAGTTTCGCATTGCAATAAGACCTGTCTGAGTATCCGTTCCAGGCGCCGTCCCAATTTCATACGATTTAGCGTAATACCGCTGACACAACGCCAACTCCATGCCAAATGGTCTGCGCTCAAAAGGCGTGGCGACACTACCGACTTCTAGTTGGACTCCTGTGATGTACCAAGTGGCGTTGATAGTATTGACTAATGCTGTTTCGCCTGTTGCTCCATGATACCTCGCAGCGCCCCAAGTATTTGCCGTTCCTAAACGAGTGGCTCCAGTACCCAATGAAAAATAAAGTCTAATCCCAGTTGAATTATCAGTTGTCCAAGTTCCTGTTGTATCGCCAGCAACGGTAACTGTTTTATATTCCCAAGTATCTGCAACAGAAATTGAATATGTAAATGGGTATGACCTATCTAATGCATTATTTACCAAACTTCCGCTAAATGTACCAGTTACACTAGACCGCACCCAAAAAGACAATGTAACTGTTTTTGCATTAGCAGTTCCCCAATTTAGGTCTGCCACATTAAAACCTTCAATCGGGTGTACTAAAAACAAACTTTGAGTTCCTGTTACAGAAGCATCTGCGGTTGTAATCGTAAACTTAATAGATTTATTAAACCCAGCAGGAACATCAGAATCTTGAATTGCAGAAAACGCCCCATCAGTTGAATTGCCAATGTTCATTCTGTCTACTGGGTACGAATCGTTTGCAGTCACAGCACCAGTGCCTCGTTGTGCAATCCTCATGTCACCATTGATGATGCGGTTCCTAAACTGCGCCTCAAAACCAGTATCAGCAAAGTATTGTTCAACAGCACCAGAAGCAATCTGTGTGTTTGATACAGCACCAGTACCTAACTGCGAATTAGTAATTGTACCTGTGAGTTGAGTATTTGCAACAGAGGTAATTTGCGATGATACAATGTTACCAGAAATCTTTGTATTTGCAACAGAGACAATCTTATCAGAGGTGATTGTATTGTTCCCAAAACTACTTGCAGACAATCCACTGGCCAGATTCGCAGAAAAGATTGTTGCACCAGTATTCGCAAGAAACGAAATACTGTTATCTGAATCTGTCTTAATTGATGATACGACTATTTGTCCTGCCATTATTATTCCTTAGGCCAATTCTGTGTAGTTACCACACCAATGAGTTCTTCTACATCCTCACACGCCGCAATTGCTGTTTCTAATCTATCGCACTCTGTCACAACCGCAGCACGGAATGTAACAGTTGCAGTAGGTATATCTATGTCTCTTTCAAATTTGCGAGTGACCATCCAATCAGTCTGTGCCAGCATCTTACCAGCAGTATCTTTGACCTGTGCAGTCCATTGTGACTTGAGACCTTTTGTGACCAGACGCTCTTCGGTATCAACCATAGATTCAGTCTCAGCATCATACACTTTCACATAGAGTGGATTGCCGTCTTCATCAGATTCTTCACGGTCATTCAGTAACTTAGGATTGTTTGGACCCCAATAGAATCTCTGGTCATATGGTGTCTCTGGTTCATCTGCAACTTCTGTGATACCAATTGCGGCTTTCTGTTGCGATGTGGCCAAGCGTAACCAATTGGCAGGATAATTGATACCATTGTGCGAGAATGGTCTATCAAGTGCAAGAGGTTTATCGTTCAGTAAAAACATTTGGTAATCCTTAGTGTTTGTTTTGTTATTTAGTTATCGAGCGAGAGAGTAGGCAAAGGGGTTTTCTGCGAAGGCGGCGTAAATGTAAGTGCCACCGTTTACATTGTAAATTGTTGATATATGTCTAAAACCATTTGACAAAATGTCTATTAGGTTGTTGCCACTTCCTGTGTTTTCAGCATCCGCCAAATTTGCAAACAAAATATTTGAAGCAGCGTTGTATGGACTTCTACTTGTATCTTGCATAGTCCAATCACTTACATTGTCTGTGCGTTTCATCATCACAAAGCGGGGACGAAAACCAGTGTAAATGAACGGCCCCGAACTTGAACCATTGCCTGTGTATGACCCAAACGCAGAATAGCCAGCGACAGAAGCGAAGCAGTAGGCGACATAATTGTTGCTAGTTTGGTTAGCGTTAAGAAGGTCTACCGTTCCAGAAATAAAACTGAAAGTTGTGGATGTGAGTGTTCCAACGCCTCCGTGAGATGTAGCGGATGAAACTGTGTATGCCCCATCTGTGTTTTGTAATGCTATGTTTTGTGTTGCACCAAGGGATACATGGCGTGTTACCCAACCATAAGCATTAGTTCTATTTTTTATAATAACCAAAGACGGTGTTACTCCAAGGCCATGACCAACAGTAGCCGCTGCGGTTGAATTTCCAGCGTAAGTAACAATTGAGAACCCACTCGTTGTATTGACTGAGACATTGCTGCTAATCGTGCCATCAGTATTGACTACACTTGCGCCACCTGCTTTCCAGTTCCATGCGACATAGGTGTCACCTGTTTCGTTTACGGCAGTATCATTACCAATTGTAAAACCATTAGCAATAAATGCCTGAAGTCTTTCTGTGTTAGTAACTGTTGCAACAGTTAAATTACTGACTAACGAATTAGTCGCCCCACGCAATACATCAAACAGTTGGTGGTTTTCTGATGCATCGCCTCTTGATTTGATCCAAGTGAAGTCAGTAGCAAACCCAACAGAAATGTCTCGGGCAGAGGTTGAGTTACCACTCCACAACACCGTATTAAAGTATTCCCCACCATCCTCAATAGTCGAAGTCGGCAGATTAGTCGTGCATAGAGAAAGGAAACCAGAAGGTGCGGTGTATGCGAATGGGCGTTGACCGAAGTTGGATGACAAACCAGCCGCATCATACATAGCGACAGCAGGTGCAATAGTTCCACTTAAATTGGTGTATTGGGCATTTGAACCCGTTGCTGGATTTCCTGAAGCCGCCCATGTTCCATTCCTTCCGAACCATATTTTTCCAGCATCTACATCTACTGCGACCATTGCAATATCGCCGTTTACAAATGTACCCGCACTTACGCTACTTAATACACCGTTGGTTCGCCATTCTCCATTGTTGGCACCATCAAGAAGCAATGTCCAAGCATCTGCCGTTTCTCCTAAAAAAGAACCAACAGACCCGCCTTGTTTGAAGGCTCCAACAAAAGGGTAAGCAGAGTTACCTGCATTTCTAGTAAACTCAAAATAATACTTTCCACTCGCCGCACCAAGAGTTCCTATAGAATAAAAAGCTGTTGCGGTACTGGCTGCATAATCAAGATTTCCGTTTGATAAAGTTCCACCATTACTTTGCAAAGGATTTAACACACAATAATTCCCCCGCACCTCACCACCAGCACCTGTGTCTGTGCCATAGCGTGTCGGTGAGTCAACCAGAGAATCATTGCCAGCACCCGCAGTCACCGAGAGGTTGTTGGCCGTCCAATCATTAGAGCCAGCCGCATCGTATCCAATGGTGGTCGTGCTGGTGTTATCCGCAAAGTCAAGATAGAACCCGTTAGTTCCGTAAGAACCTGTGTAGGCTTTAGGTTGCCATACACCTGTGGTGGAGTTGAATTCACCGAATGAAGTTGGGTCTAGGGCAGACCCGTCTACAAAATGAATTTCGGTCATGTACTGATTGCTAAACGAATCAGCAGATGACAATTGCCGTGACCCAATCCTGTGGGCGTATGTGTAATTTACCCAAAAATCTTGGTTCAAAGAAAAAGACGAACCACTAAACCCTGCTTGTTGAACACCATTGACATATATTTTTGCTCTGTCTGCCGCAGTTGCTTGTGTAGTGTCTATAGCCAAAACAATGTGATACCAAGCAGACGCATCACGATAAACTGCCGTTGTGGTTGCCGTTACTTGAGAACCACCAGTATAGTTTTGAAAAAACAACTTATCAGTATTCCAAGCCAATGCGGTGAAATTATTGGAATCTGTACCAGCACCAAAAAATGTTCTTTCATCTGTGCTAATTTCGCACCGTTTAACCCACCCACTCCATGTCCAAGTCTTTCGGTTAGAAGCAGAGCCAGGAGTTCGACTAAGCGAAGTAGAGTCAGCAGAGTTAAACCGCAGAGACCGCTCTATTTGATACCCACCTCTCGGTCGATTGAATTTTTGTACCGCACCTGCAAATGGTATTAATGACATAACAATCCTTAACGAATATCTAACACAACATCACATAGAATCTCAGTAGATGATTTGACAACATAGGTCAGCATGTCTACGGCATTTGCAGTTGTTGTCAGAGTTGGTGCTGTTTGCGCTGGGAAGCGATAGTATGTATTGAATGATGCAGTTCTTGAGCCTGTACCATCCTGAACAAGAAAGATGACCCCGGCTTGACCTGTAGAGATATTGATTGGTGCCTGAAATGTCAGATTACCATCCAGTGTCAGCGTAAAGAAGTTGTTTGATGCAAAGTCTGGTGTGACATTTGAAGAAACATTTGCAAGTGTAGAAACCTGACCAATCTGAGCGCCACCAAAGGTCGATACGCCAGTTGAATTCACATTTGCAAGAGTCGAGACACCAGAGACACTTAGCGTATCATTAAGCGTAACTGCATCAGTAAAGACTGCGGTACTTTGAACATTGAGTGGTTGTGCAATGTTGAATGATGGAGCAGAAACCTCGATATAGGTTGTCTCACCAATGTTTAATTTTAGTTGCGAATCACCTTGTATGGTATCTGCACGAATTTTTCCGGCCATAGTTTTTTCTCTTTAGAATACGGTAAATGTTGAGTTATTGGATATAGTCAGCGTAACATTATTTGCAATTGTAATGGGGCCAGCAGCCGAAGCGTTATAGCCTGTACTCACAACCGAGTTTGACACTAGTTCTTGCGGATTAATGCGAATCATACCATACTGGTCAGCAGAAAGATATGGTGTCGTTACAACAGAACCACCAAGATAAATGACCTCGATGTTGTCTGTACCTGCTGGAGGTGTTGCAAGAAATACTATTTGACCATTAATGACGCCATACGAATCTGTTTTCTGTTTGACACCAGAAATGAATACAAGCACGGATGCTTCGTTGCCATATTCGTATAGCAAATTAAATGTGTTCGTAGAACCATCACCAGAAAAGAACTGAGAACGAATGGTACCTGAGATTGGGTAGTTGCCTATGTATGACATGATTAGTTATTTATTCTGGTTGGTCAGCAGGTTCTGGGACACCGCCTTCAGAGACCCACTTCAAATACTCTTGGTAGTCTGTGTTGGCGGGGTCGAAAGGGATGCAAGCATTATCGGAAAGCCTTAAAATTGTCTTTACCGGCCCGAACAAATTATCTGGTAGTTGTTTGTACATTATTTACAACTCCGCTGAAAAAGAAAAGAAACTTGTGCCAGTTGTATATATTAGAGCTGCGTTGCCAGCAGTTAATCCAGTTGTTGTACCGTTTATATACGCTACATCAGTTGAAATACCAGCATATGTCAGAGTTGCTGCATTTCCAGAACCAGTTGAGTTATAAATTGTACTAGTCCCAGAAAAAGCAATTGTAGGGGCAGCCCGCTTTGTCACTTTCCATGTCATAGACGCTTGTATAGCTGTTGTTGAATATGCCTGCCCTATAAATGGAAGCGAATCTGTTGTATCCATTTTTTCATAATACCTCTGACACTTCGCTAACTCTACACCATAATCCAACCATTCATACGGAGTAGCAACAGTACCAGTTTCTAATTGAATCCCTGTAACTGCCCAGTAGTTACCCACAGCATTTGCGAGGTTCAATTGTCCGACAAGACGATTGGCAGTTACATTTGATGCCCATGCAGAAGAATTGAGAGTACCAGAAGTAAAATCTGTTCCTGCGGCTAACCAAAATGACAATTGAAAACTATTTGCATTATCATTATCAAATTGTCCTGTCGTATCTGGTGGTACCGTGATTGTTTTCTTTTCCCATGTATCTGCTGCATCAATTGTATATGACTTCGAAATTTGTCGGGTATTGTCGTTATCAAAAAATTCACAAATATATGTTCCAGTATTACTTGATTTTACATAAAAAGAAATGGTGAGGGATTCAGCTGCTGAAGTACCTTTTTTGATACTTTGAAGATTTTGCCCCTCAATTCTTTGAAGTAAACGAAATTGTTCATTTGATCCTAATGATGAATTAGCTGTTGTGCATATCACATTAGCTGATTTACGAAACTCTGTATTTGCGGGACCCGATGATTCAACATTCATTGTCCATGTGCCAGCAGAAGAAATTCCTATTATCCAACGATCCGCAGTATAGTAACCGCCTGTTGTAATTCCTGTGACACTTGTGTTTCTTTGTGCTATCTGCATCGCACCATTGATAATCAGATTGCGATTACTCAGAGGGCGACCAGAAATCGCCATGTAGTTTTCGACCGAATTCGTCTGCAATATTGTGGAGTTTACAGAATTGGCTGCCATCTGAGTAGCAGTGATTGTCCCAGTCAATTGTGTGTTTGCAACTGAGAGTACCACATTTGCCGCAGAAGTTATCACACCATTGCTATCGAATGTGAGTGATACACCTGATGTAGTATTACCGATAGTTGTAGAGGTCACATTGTTTGCGACCTGAATCATATCTGGTGTAACTTTTGTTATTTGACCCATAATGGTTTATTTATTCTCTGTTTTTTCTTCTTTTGGAACTTGTGGTTCTGCTTGTTGTTTAATCTTTACAACTAATGGCCAGGCACCAGATGATGTTGGTAATTGACCTAGGCATTGTAGTATTCCGTTTACTTCTTCAATTTCAAGTTCTAACTTAATCATAATTTACCTTTCATAATTAGTTTATTAACCACTATACAACACACAAGTCACTAAGAATGACCCATCTTCATAGGTTACTTGTGGAATATTACTTGTGACTTTACCAACTGTCTTTGAACGAATAATGTCATCTTCTTGCACAACACCACAACCATTGCCATCAGCTTCAATTAAATCACCAATCTGTGGTTCTTGCCCTTCTGCCATACGAACAACATAGTTACCAACTGCACCAACATACATATCGTTCCAAATACCACCGTCACCATTCTTATCGTTATTCCATGCAACAAATACACCATAGACTGCCTTAGATGCAGCAGTGTCGTTGATTTTAACTTTAACACCTTTGGTAAATTCTCTGTCTCTTTCTAATTCAACAATACCTTCATAAGTTTCACCTTCGTATTCAACAGAGACAGTTGCACCTACTTCTGCATTACCATTGTAACAGATTTTCTTTTGAACTGGTCCAATGTGTGCTTCAACTGCTGGTTCAATTTCGTTGCCATTTTCATCTAGCACAGCTTTTTTTGCAGGGATTTCTTCTTCGACTTCAATAAGAGCATACTTGTAGATTACTAATTCATTGATTGAATCAAGTATTGTTCCAATTTTAATATCTGGGCGAGACCAATCAGTTAGTGTAGCCCAGTGAGAACCCATAAACTGATTGTAAGAAACAGTTCCGCCAGATACAGAAATCGTTCCCTGCTCATTACCTCCAGTTCTCATGGAAATTAAAGTGCCATCTGAGGTGTTTCGATTTACATAAAAAGGATTTGTATTGTCCCTAGAAACACCAAGTTTCCCCGAACTCTCAAGAAAAATTCCTGTTGTAGTATTGTTCTCGCCGGGGTATTGAACAGTATAGTTTCCAGAAGTATAAATATTACCGCTGGAGTCGATACGGGCACGCTCGGAGCCGTTTGTGGCAAATCTTAAATAATTTCCAGCATGGTCATAGGCTGCGTATCCAATTTGATTGTTGTCAGGATCACCAAAATAAAGACCAGACGATTCCGTATTTTTAGCAATAATGTATACACTGGAATTTCTATTTGAACTTGAAAAGTATGCTAATAGGTTATCGTCTGTAGAACCTGTGGTTAGTGTGTTAACAACATGAAGTTTTCCACTAGGCGAAGTCGTACCAATCCCCACATTACCATTCGCATCAATCCGCATCGCCTCCGCACCACCTTCTGCAAAGGCTATGGTGTCTGCCGCAGGGAAGAAGATGCCTGTATTCGTATCACCAGTAGGGAAAATAGAAGGTGCTGTTGCTGAACCAGTGTTTGCAACTATATTCGTGTTTGCTGTTATATTGTTTGCAAGAAAATTACCTGAGATTGATAGAGTAGAATCTAACTTAGATGATGTAACATTCGCATCAGCAATTTTCGATGTAGTGACTGTATTATCACCAATATCGGTCGCTACGATAGCACCGTCTGCAATGATACCTGATGTTATTCTTTGAATTGCCATAGTGGATTATTTATTCTGGTTTTATTTGTTCTATGAGAGTATTCATTGCAGTCTTTAACGAATCTGCATCTGAAGCATTATTGATTGATTCGTGTGCTGTAATGTCTCGTAGAGCCTGTTTCTGTTCAGCAATTGCAGTTTGTAATTCTGTGTTGCCTGATTCTACAGCTCGCATATAAGAAACATCGAGTGAAGCAAGAATTGGTGCTCTTTCTGCTCTTAGGTTGTCTTTAGCAATGTCTTTTGCTTTAGTTATATCAATTGTAATCATTCTCTTTCCTCAATTACTGGAGCAACATAGTCTGGGTGTTGCGGGTCAGTAATAAACATATTGGTTTCAGCACCCACGCCATCGGTCAGGTCTGCCTCGTTCACCGTCCACGCATTGCGGAAGGTGCGGTCTGATGGAATGTCTGCCACATCCACAATCTTGTATGGCTTGCCAGCAGGGACATCTTTAGCGGCAATCTCCTCGATGGTGTGTTCTTGTAAGCAGTTGGGGGAAGGAACAATAATAGAAACGCCGCCTTCATCGTTTTGAAAAATAATTCGTTGATTCATGTTCACTCCTAATTAACGAAATACAGAGCACATAACATAGTTAGAGTCATTATCACCACCGGCAACTCTAAAAGTTCTAATACGAAACGCCGTTGTGCTTGGAACGAATGCGCCGTCAGTATTAATCACCACAACATTATTGCCGTCTATAGTAGGAAAATATCCAATGTTTGCCGTAATAGAATAATTCGCATCAACTATTGCGGCCGTAAAATTTATCGTGTATTCGCCGGGCCCTTCATCCGTAATGCTCGACACATTTCCGCTTCCACGAATAGAAGGAGTACTTCTGCCATCAAAGTTTACCCAAGCACGACATCCGTATGCAGTAGCGACTGAGCCATAGCCGGAGTTGAATTGAAGGTTTTCATTTGAAGCAATTTTAACTGCTGTGTTCTGAGAAGCACCAACTTTGAAATCAATATTGGCAGAAGAAATAATTGATGATGCGTTTACTGTAAGATTATTTGCTAATTGGGATGTTATGATGACACCAGAGATTGCTGTATTACTAACTGATGTGATTTTGTCAGAGGTAATTGAACCCGCTAACTTAGAATTTGTAACATTCGCATCAGCAATCTTTGCAGTAGTGATAGAACCGTCAGCGATGTCTGCGGCAACTACGGTGCCGTCAGCAATTGAATTTGCAGTAATTCGACTTAGAGCCATAAAAAAATCCTGTGATTGAATACTCTATTTAGTCTATTTATAACTCATATGTCTCCTCAGCATCTAATTCAATGACTAAATTGATGAACATACAGGCATCATCTTCGTTTGTGAAGTGTCTCATAATGACTTGTCCTGTATATTGTGAGATGACTGTGAGAAGAACAAATGAATCTTTGTATACGGAGAACTTAATAATCCATCCGTTGCGGACGACAGGTTGCCAAGACTTGGTTTTCAATGCCATGTCTAGAAACTTTTTGTTTGGTTGTCTTTTTGTTGGTCGATATTCACGCATACTCATTATGTATGCGTTTTGAAATCTAGGGTAGAAACTCTCGATTGACTTCATAATTTAACTGATACCATCTCCATGCATGTCCATAACGAAGTTTGAAGTAGAGCTCTATGGTCGCATCAGCATAGATTTTATAGAGCTCTACTGTCTTTAGCATTTTTTGCAGGCATTCCTTGCCATCATCATTGCTTTTGCTTCTTCATACTTACCCTCACGGGCCAGTGTAGAAGCGGCACGAGCAAATCCAATTTCTTTGAATATGCAATAGACTTTACGAAAGAAGTTTTTCATTACTTCTTGCCTGTAAACTTTGCAACTTGCTCTGTAAATTGTGCATAAACAGAGTCAGCAATTTGTGTCACCGACTTAGCAAATGTAGTCTCGGCATCAATGAAAGACTGAAATGGCTCACGAACTTTGGCATCAGTAACGATAGTTTTGAGGGTGTTGGTTTTTGCAGATTGAACGGTGTCAATGAAAGCGTTGGCGTATGAAAACATGGTAATTCTCCTATTAAGCGAGTGGATTAATCGTGACCTCTTTGAGCGTCACATCACTTTTATATATAATCGCAACGCACAAAAATTGTTGCACTTGCACAGCATTTAGGGAATATTTTGCTGTGTTTTCCCTTTTGCCTAGGATTCTTCTTTCAAATTTTCATAAGTAGTTGGTGCTGCCTTTGATATAAGATGCTTTAGATGATCCTTCCTAATTTTACACGCTACCCATTGATTCCAATAATTTTCAGATAATAAAGCATGTCTCACGAAAATCTCATAAGTTTCATAATAATTTGTTTCAGACCTTGTTTTACAAAGGTGTAGTATTTCACGAACAAAAGCATTTTTGCCTTTAATTTCTATTTCTTTTAATAATTCAACATTTGAACCATAGTATTCTTCCCAATCAGATTTAACTCTGATCCTTTTTCTTTTACCTTTGACTTGCTTTGTTTTTGCTTTGGTTAAGTATTTACGACCAATGTATTTTTTACCTGTTGAAATTTCTGTTATGCTGTAAACAAAGCCATAATAGTCTTCGACCTCTTCAGGATTTATTTCATTCGTGGTGTTTTGAAAGTACCAAGTCATATGGAAAATAAAAAAAAATATAAATAGGTGTGGATCGCCGGTGGTCAGACCGCATCCACTCTAATACGAAAGGACCGTATCAGCTATGAATATTTATTCAAACGATTACTATGTCTACGCTTATTTGAGAGCATCAGACAACACTCCTTATTACATCGGAAAAGGTAAAAAAGATAGAGCTTTTTCTCCTAAACATGTAGTAACAGTTCCAAAAGATAAAAATAAAATTGTTTTTTTAGAAAAAAATCTTTCTAATATTGGAGCTTTAGCCTTAGAAAGACGATATATCCGTTGGTATGGAAGAAAAGATATTAATACTGGTATTCTTAGAAATTTGACAGATGGAGGTGACGGTGGAATAGGTTATAAACACACCGAAGAACATAAAAAATACATTAGTAGTATATTAAAAGGAAAATCAATTTCAGAAGAATGTAGAAGAAAAATTTCAAAAACATTGATGGGAAGAAAAATGCTTCCGCATGTTAGAGAGATTTTAACAAAAGCAGTAAAGGGTAAGAAAAAAACCGATGAACACAGACAGAAAATTTCAAAAAGTCACACTGGCATCACTCATACCGATAAAACAAAAGAAATTTTATCTAAGATGAGTTCGAAAGGAACTTACACCTTTACATCACCAAACGGAAAAACTTTTACTCATCACTCAATAAATCAGTTTGCTAAAGAACATAAATTGAGTAATTTTTTACTTTATAGTAATGTCAATAAAGGTGTAATATGTGTGAAAAAACCTGGTCAATTAAGAATCACGGGTAAAAACACAATTGGATGGCAGATTAAACTTTAATCGTCATCTTCATCTAATTTGTCCACATCTACTATCATCTCTGCACAGAACGGACAAAAAGATGGGTCTGATTCTGTATTTTCTTCATCATATCGTATCGTAAACTCAGACTCACAATTATCGCAAGTATGTTTCAATGACGCCATTAGTTACACCATGAAGATTTCTTTTCACCATGATAAGGTCTTGCATGACCATTGGCAATTAATAATGCAGACAATCTTTGACCATTGACAATTACATCACCAAGAACACGACCACCATACTTGTCATGCTTCTGTAATTCAATCAATACAGGCAGTTTATTCTTGTATGCATGATTGAGTGTGTCTTTTGTAAACTGTGATGCCTTCTCTGCGGCTGCTGCTTCTTGTGGGCAGGATGCACGATGACCTTTCTCAGGAGTATCTACACCAAGAACCCGTATCGATAGTTTCTTTGGCAACGGATCAGGTAGAAATGGTGCTGCAAATTCTACTGTGTCACCATCAATTACTCTTGTAACTTTCCAATCATATGGATTTGCAAATGCACTAATGGCAAATAACGAAAGTATTGTTGTAATTATAATTTTCAATTGTATCTCCTAAAAGTATTCTTTGAGTGCCTGCAATTTATCATGTGCATTCGCAAGTTCAGAAAGTTCTTTATCAATTGCTTCGGTAAAGTTTTCGTGTTCTGGTATTGCTCTTGGATTTGCAATCATAATATCTATATTCAGTTTGTGTTGTGCAATTTTTGATTCATATTGCATAATCATCGTATCAATTATATTTTCTTTCATGCGGCTTTCCCCCATACATCATCCCAATTACCTGACAGAGCACCTTTTGCGTAGTCGGTACTTCTGTTTTCGAAAAAGTTAGTATGGCCCGGAGCATTCAACATAAACTCCACCCAAGATAATGGATTCTTCTTAACCTTAAAAATTCCTTTGAGGCCAAGACTAATTAATCGTCTGTCAGCAATATATCTTATGTATTGCTTCACATCTTCAGGTGTTAAGTTTTCCATTGGACCCATATTGAAAGACAAATCAATAAAGTTGTCTTCCAGTTCAACCATTTTTTCTGCAATTTTGTAAATTTCAGATTTCAAATCATCATTCCAAATCTCACGGTTTTCTTCAACAAATGTTCTAAACATTTTAATCATTGCTTCACAATGTTGAGTTTCATCTACGATTGACCATGCAATGATTTGACCCATACCTTTCATCTTACCGTGTCTTGCAAAGTTGAGTAACATGATAAAGGAACTAAAGAGTTGCATACCTTCAGTAAACGCAGAAAATACGGCGATGTGTTTTGCGGTATTTTGTTTCGTTGTATTTTGATTTGAAATATCTAACACATAATCATGTTTGTCTTTCATTTCTTGATATTGCAGAAATTCATTGTATGTCGAATCAGGCATACCAAGTGTTTCGATGAGGTGTGAATAGGCAGCAATGTGAACTGCCTCTCTTGCGGCAAAACCAAGAAGCATCATGCGAACTTCTGGTTGAGGAAAATAAGGCAAATAATTTTTAACATACGCACCGGCAACATCAATGTCACCTTGCGTAAAGAAACGAAAGATGTTTGTAAGAAAGTATTTTTCTTCTTTTGTTAATACATTTTTCCAATCTTTTACATCTTCTAACATCGGCACTTCATCGGCCAACCAATGAGAACTTTCGTGTTTTTTCCATGCATCATAACACCATGGATAGTTGAATGGTCGAAAACTCATTCTTTCGTCTGTTAAAATTAATTCGTTATTTTTCTTCTTTGTCATTTCATTGCCTCTAAAAATTGTTGTCTTGCTCTCTGCCATGTCCAATTTCGTGATGAACTACTTACATCACCACGATTTAACGACAGGCATATTGTTACTGCTTTCTGTAAATCATCTCCGTAATGCCCATTCACACCATTAAAAATTGTTTCTCTTGGTCCTGGTTCATCGTATGCAGCAACTGGTGTGCCACACGCCAATGCTTCTAAAATTACAATACCGAAAGTATCGGCTTTTGAAGGAAAGACAAATACATCTGCACTTGCAATCCATTCTGCAAGTTCGGCACCCTCTTTTTTACCGATGAATTCTACATCAGGATATTTTTCTTTCAATTCATTCAAATATGGCCCATTACCAATCAATACTTTACGATTATACTTTAGTTGACAGAAATCGTCAAGACCTTTTTCTTTTGATATCCGAGAAACACAAACGATGTATGGTTTTGTTTGTTGCCTTCTTTTCGGATTAAAGATTTCAAAGTCTACACCTCTTGTCCATACCTTTAGATTTTGAAAACCTAAATTCTCTAACTTATACTTCATGCCATTTGTTGGCACTAATATGTTTTTTGACTTTTTATGAAACCATCTGAAGTATGGGTAGAATAACTTCGCAGGTAAGCCAAATTGTTTCTGTATGAATTCAGGAAATAAGGTATGAAAACTTGTTGTGTATGTATATTTTCTTTTTGCCAGTATTTTTCTTGCATATAAACCTAAAGGACCTTCTGTCGCAATGTGTATAGAATATTGTTCATGCATCATTTGCCATAGTTTTTGTTTAATTTCCCATGGATTGTAAACCACTTCAATCTCAGGATAGTTAGGCAATGCAATTCTTTTCAGACCAGGTAAATAAGGATGAATGATTTCAACACCATACATGTCTTTGGTAACATTTTGATATGTTCGCACAACACCATTGACTTGTGGTTCCCATGCATCGGTGATGATTGCAATTTTCATATCTTCTCGCAACGGCCCTCGACCTTAAATGATTCAAACTTTAACCAATAATTCATTGTCTGTAATGCATCAAGACACTGTTGTTGTGTCTTGAACTCCATCGTTATTCTTCCTGGTATGTCGCTTGGATTGTTTATGTGAACTGCCAGAAGTATCATTAGCCACACCTTGTATCTCCTCTGTCCATGTGATAAGTTCCCATTTACCATTCATGTGTTCAACGAGTGCGGTACAAGATTCAACCCAATCACCATCGTTCATATAAACAACATCATCAATCATTTTAATTTCTGCGTTATGTATATGACCGCAAATCACACCATCATAACCTTTCCGCTTACAATATGCTGCAAGATTATTCTCAAACTGAAATATAAAATCTACTGCCTTCTTAACTTTAACTTTAAGATACTTAGATAGAGACCAATAGCCAAAACCAAGTCGATGGCGAATCCAATTAAACTTAGTGTTGAGATAGAGGACAAAATCATATGCTTTGTCGCCTAGAAACGATAACCAAGGCGCAAGGCGTGTAATACCATCAAATAGGTCGCCATGAGTGACCAGATAGTGCTTACCGTCAACACCAATGTGTTCATACTGATTGAAGATTTCCACATTGCCAAAACTGAACCCATACGGGAGCATTGGTCTGAGAAATTCATCATGGTTTCCTGCAATATAGATGACTCTTGTGCCTCTCTTTGCATAACCCAGTATTCTTCGCACGACATTGGTGTGACTTTGTTTCCATCGCCACTTGTTCTGTTGTATCTTCCAACCATCTATTATATCACCTATGAGGTAAAGCGTTTCGCATGTATTGTGTTTCAAAAAATTATTTAATAATTCTGCCTTACAATCTTTAGTTCCCAAATGCACATCACTAATGAATATGCTTTTATAGTGCAATTATTCTTCCCTGTTTCCTAAGAGTTGTAATAAACTTGTAAAGATATTGATAAAGTTGATATACAAACTCAATGCACCAAACCATTGCATTCTGCGAATTTCATCAGTATTTGCAGACCAAAACATATCACGGATGCGATTCATGTCATATGCAGTCAGACCCAAGAAAATAAGAATGCAAAGAACATTCAATGTCATTTGTAATGCGGTCGATGCAACAAACATGTTTACGATACTTGCAACAATCAGACCAATCACACCTGCAAAAAGAAATGGGCCAAAACCAGACAAGTCTTTCTTTGTAAAGTATCCATAGAATGCCAATGCACCAAATGATACTGTAGTTCCTGCCAATGCAAGAACAATACTTGCACTTGTGAATATATGAAACAGTAAACTTAAACTCAGACCCATGACACCTGCAAATGCAAAGAACCATGCCTTGATTGTGCCTTCACTCATCGATTCACCTTTGAATGCAATGAACAAACTCATTGCCAGTGGTGCAAAGATGATGACATAACCAAGAAGACTACCAAACAATACTGGTGCCATCGGTGCCATAACTGCTGCAATTAACATCGTAACAAAAACTGCAAGTGTCATTCTACTCAAAACACCTGCAACTGCTGTATTCAAACTTTGTGCTGCTGTAAGTGTGGTCATATTTTCTCCTTTACCCTTCACACGCAAGGCAAACTTCTTCTGTTGCCAATTGTTTCAAATCAATTTCTTTGATAACTTCTCTTTCAATTCTCTTACTTACTTTGTCTGCCTTTGCAAGTTTCTCTGAACGGCAGTAGTAAAGCGTTTTCAATCCCTGCTTCCATGCCTGAAAGTGAACGGCATGTAAATATTTTATGTTAACATCTGGTCGAAAAAAGAGGTTGACAGATTGCGCTTGGTCAATGTAACTCTGTCGGTTAGCTGCATGGTCCACGACCCATCTTTGGTCGATTTCCATAGAGGTCTTATAGACATCTTTCGTCCATTCATCCAGAAAGTCGAGATGTTGAACGGATCCGTCATTGGCGATGATGGAGGACCAAATTTCGTTATAGTCGAGTTTACTGTCATTCTCACATTTCTCCTTAATGATTTTATCCAAATGTTTGTTCTTGTTTAGAAATGCACCACTCAATGTATCTTGGCGATAAGCATTAGCACGAAAAGGCTCGATAGATGGACTAGTGTTACCCATAAGAATAGAGGATGATGCATTGGGAGCAATAGCCATGACATGACTAAACCTACGACCGGTACCAACAGCATCGGGTG